TGAATATTTTAGCTTCTGCACTTGCAACATAGTTTGGATTTGGTATTAATGTTACTTCTTTACCTTTACTAGGAGTATAATCTATCCTTTTTAAATAAAGATTAAATTCCATATCTAAACGATCTGTTCGACCTGATACAGAGTTTGCTGCGGCTTGATCAGCTGTATCCCATATAGTTAAATCAACAATACTTCTAAATAAACTCAAAATCTTTAGGCTAAGTCTTAACCCATATAAATTTTTTGTTAAAATAGTAATAGACTTTTTATAAGTTCTAGATGTTCCATCTTGAAACTCTCTTTTTCCAAAAAGCTTTGTTCCAACCACTTTTGTACTAGTTAATCTTCTCGGTAATTTAACTCCACGAGATAAAATTGTTTCAGGTCCGTCTTGTTTTAAAACTAATTTATTTACATATAGACCATTATTTATTTTACGAGAATAAAAAGGCTCTTCTAATTTTATATTTTCCAGCTCTGTTAAATTTGTATGTCTTGGAGCACAATCTGCATAATCGTAACTCATTCTAACAAATTCAAAATTAAAACTTCCATTCAGCGGATAGGAGTTATCTGCTAAAGGTATTTCATTCCAATAAATAGATCTAACTTGAGGATGATCTCCTGCATATTTAACTAATTTAACTCCGTTTTTGTAGCCTATATCTCCTTTTGCATATCCTGGATTTGGAATAATTTCATAATCTACTATTCCTTCTATAGGACCTTCGCCAAGGATATCTAATACAGATATATTAGTTAAAGAAGTAATACCAATGTCCTTAGACTCTTTAAGAGTATTACCATATCTATAACCATAACTATCAATTTTTATATCTGCTCCTGCTCTAGCGACTAGAGTGCCACAATTTTTTGGAACAACAGCAGATTCTAGAGCAAAGTTTTCATAATAAGATACATATTTGCCAAACCTCCAATTACCCCAGCCGAACTCCTTATGGTATGCTCCCTGATATTGGGATCGCTCGGTGCGGGACATATCTACCCACTTCGTGAAAAGACAAGAATATACATCTCCTTTGCCAATTGTATATGTTGCAAAATACATATAAAAGAGTGAATAAACACTATTAAAAGCACAAGTATCTACGAATTTAACATAAAATGGATAAGTTTTTCCATTTTGAGATGGAATTCCATTTGGATATTTAAGATCACCATTAGATAATCGTTCTTTTGCAGTAGTTGATGTTTTTTCTAAAGTACCCGCTGGCAAGGGTAATGTTGGCGGCCAAATATCCTCAGTTCCAGTAAGAAATACTACTTGATGCTGTACTTGAGTCGGACTAATAGTTATAGTTGGTATATTTTCTTCTGGATTAGCGCTCAAACCACTTTTAGCTGTATTTGTAGTCTTTACGCTAAGAGTCTCGCTAAAAGGTGTAGATGCTGGACCAGAACTGCTAGTGCTTGGACTGTAGCAAAGATTACCTAATTCATCTTGGGTTCCACTTTGGGAATATCCGAGACTATAATCACCTGTCACTTTTACTTCAACCTCATTCTTTTTTTTGTCTGGATCAGTTAAACTCATCCAAAAACAACTTTCTGCATCTACTCCTTGTCCTGGAGTAAAAGTTGTACTGGGAACATTTTTTCCTATATATGAAATTTCTTTTGGTTCGCCATCTTTTCTTATTGTTTCAAATTCATTTTTATTTATTTTTTTAAATCTTATAATTTCGTCACCAACAGTTCCTAAAGTTAAAGTTATTTTATTATTTTTTATAATATCGTAATTCCAAGACGGTAGATTAAGCTTGCTTGGATAAACACTATTAGAATTTTTGTTTGAAAATTCATATGCAGAAAAATTAAATGTTAATGTAACTTTTGAACTCGAGCCTCTAGCATTAGAGCAGCTAGCATAAGCATAAAATGTTCCTGCGTGTTTTGGAGAGCCTGTTATAGTTTTGCTAGAGCTATTAAAAGTCAATCCTTCTGGAAGATTAGAGATTCCAATGACCGTATGTTTATTATTTAATCCTGCTAAACTTAGATTTCCTACAGATGTATTTACTTGTTCATTAAAAGTTTTAGCACTAATTGTTGGCAGAGTTATTGCACTATTATAGTCTCCATACAATACTATTAAATTAAAATCTATTCTATTTCCTGCATCAAAACCTGGTCCACCTATAGTAAATTTTAAGTTAGCAGTTTGCATTTCTGAACTTAAATTAGATGAGACGGTGCCACTGATTGTTTTAGTAATTGCATTCCATGTTAATCCTAAATTTGCTAATATATTTTTAGTACTTGAATCAAAAAGATCTACATTAAATTGAGTAGCTGGTAAATTAGTAGTCAATACATAAGAGAAGCTTTGTCCTTTAAATGCATGTACTGTAGGAGCACTGTTTACATAAATTGGATCATTACCAAAAGGATCTGTACTTTTTATTGTTAAGCTTTTGCTAGCTTTAAATTCTTCTAATTTAGTAGTGTCACCTACTTTAACATATTTATTTCCATACAAAACAGATGTTATAATTCCTGTAAAATATCCAACATAATTAATTTGTCTTTTAGTTAAAGGCATGGTTGTGCTCTGAGTTGCGCCAAAAGTTAATGGATCTGCAGAACTTGAATCCCCAAGTTTACCAAAATTTGTATAAGTTAAATATGATGCGACTTGATCTAATGTTACATTAAAATTAAAAGCACTGCCATATTTTGTAGTCGTAATAGCAGCGCTAGTTATCTTTGACGAATTTAATGCGACTCCAGGAGTGCCATACATTACTAATCCATTTACAAAACTCCAAACAAACCAAAAACCTCTTGATCTATCTATACCTTCTATCGATACTGAGCTAGAAGTAGGCGGTAAAGGGGTTGAAGTAGTTCCGCTGCTAAAGATTGGATTATAAGCCTCAACAAGGTCATTAACATCTGCTGTCAGATTATTTACACCAGGTTTTCCTACGTCATTATAAAGAGTCTGTCCATCAAAGGACATGCCATTTTTTCCTCGCCAAGCTAATCCTTCAATGTATTTATTTGGATCGCAATCTTTACATTTTTTAGCCATAAAATTAAATTGATAATGAATTTTGCGACATAGAAATTCCTCCGATGTCTTGAATATCTATCGGATATCCAAGATGTGAAAAGTAAAAACTTTTTGTTGGATAATTCTTTTCTCCTGCTCCTACGCCTATTGGAGCTTTACCATCGCTTTCATATTTATTTGTTCTAGACTGGATTCGATATATTTGATCATAGGAACTAAAGACTTGTTGACTACCAATAATGAGTCTTCCATATCCAATTGGAATTGGTCCTCCTTCTCCTACTGTATTCACAGGACCATTAAACGTATAAGAAGGTTCTCCTCCTCCACTACCAGGAGATGCTTCAAAATCTGCAGAAGGATTTGCGATTGATTGAGGACTTACCATTGGTGGCGGTTTCATTAAAAGCATAGAAACTCCAAGAGCTACTAATCCTAATATAGCTGGTAATATAGCAGCTAATAAACCAAGAGATCCTCCTCCAGATACTGGAGCTAGCATAACTGACATAAATATCATAATTACCATTTTAGCTCCTGCCATACCACCTGCTGCAGCTTTACCACCACCACCTCCTTTTCCTCCTCCTCCATTGTGAACAAGTATGTCGTTCGCAATATAAGTATGATTTGTTAACACATGAAAGTTATAAACTTTTTCATTTGTATCTTCTTCTATCTTTTCTATAGGCATAACATCGCCACTTTTATGTATAAGAACGTCTCCAACTTTAAAATTTTCTAAAGGAGTGAATCTATTATATTCATTAAAAAACCAATGATTACCTGTGGCTCTAATGATCGAGCCATCCCATAATGTAATTTTTAAAATTTTATTATTGTCATGTTCAAAGACTTTTTCAATTATGTCAATTTGTATTTCTTTATCCTTATTAAAGGAAAATATTTCATCGCCTTCTTTTAAATCTTCTATATTCTTCATTCCGCTAGGAGTAGATATTTTTGTACCAGCTGGGAAACATCCTCCACCTCCACCACCCCCTCCGCCTCCTGCGCCTTCTAGCACTGGTATAATATCAATTGTCTTTAACTGGTTTTCAAAATTCATAAACATTTCAGATTGAGATAACATTTCAAAATGCTCTTTTTTAACTTGACTGTTCTCTGTTGGCATTTCTTCTGCTTTAGGTACCCATAATGGTCTATTATTTATTAATATTTCATATTTAGCATTCTTTTCAGCTTGACTTATAAGAAATTTAGTTAATTTTTTCGTATTTGCTTCTATAGCCCTAAAAGCTTCTGCAACGCTTTTGACGTTCAAGTTCCATTCTTCACCAATCTCTTGGCCCAAGTTACCATGTAATTTAACTTTTACCATTGATTAACTCCTTGTACCTTAAAACATAGCTAGTATGCTTTTTAAGAAAACTATCATATATATTTACACAAGAAAAGGAATTGAAAGGCTGATGTAAAATTAATCCATCACCGATATATACTGCCGCATGAGTAGGAAATTCATTGGAGACCCCAGGAAAAGTCATCATTAAACCATCAGATTTTTGTAATTTTACATTTTTATCTAATTTTAAAAAACCTTGGTGTTTGAAATTGCTCTCATACAAGTCCTTGATATCTTCTAAATATTTAGGATAAACTAAATCTTTAGGAAAACTTATATGTATGTTCTCTTCTTTCAAAGCGTATTCTTTCATTAATGTAAAGCAATCTGATTGGCCAAGAACAAAAGGTCTTCCAATGTAAGGATTATTTTCTTCATTTGGCTTATGAAAATTAAAAAAATCATATTTAATATTATATAATATATAATGAATCTTATAAAGATTACTATTATGTTTATCCATTTCACTAAACTCTATGCTTTCATTAACATGAGAATGATAGCATCCTATAATTTTACCTAAAATAGAGCAATTTAAATAGTCTTGTGGGGATATCATAAAGTTATTTTTTCTATCGTCTGATCTATTTCGACAAGGATATATATCGAATTTATATGTTTTTTTGTCTAAATAAATAAAACCACAAATTTCTTCTTCAGGTTTTTTTAAAGCTAAATTTTTAATAGAATTTTTAATTTGAATATTGAATTCCATATTATGCTGCTCCAGGGCTTTGCTGAGATTGGAATTTGCCTTCAACAGAAGGAAATCCTCCAAATGGAAGTATTCCGATCAATTGATTTCCATTTCCATCTTTTGGCGCTTGAATTTCCATTTTAACTAAAGGATCGTATTTCGAACCATTGGTTCCATAAGTATCATTTAAAGATAAATTAATCTTGCCGAAATTCATATTTTCTTTCCATCTCAATCTACATCCTTCTAGACTCTTAGAGCATGAATCTGCACTCCAGTATAATGTATTTGGAGGAGAGTTTATGGAATCTGAAGTATGATCCATTTTGCAAACAAAATAAAATTTAATTTGATTTTTTTCTATGTATATATAATTTCCGAATTTATAAGCTGTTCCTTGCTTCCAAAGAGCTTTATCTATCCATATACCAGAGGTCCTTGCAAGATAGAAAGTGTTGTTTGATTCATCTGCTACTGGTGGTGCAGATTGGAGCCCTATGCTTTTTTGTGAGGACGATATATTTGTTTTAACGGCTACCCCAGAGTTAGAAGAGGTTACTATTTGATCAACGTAACCATATACTCCTGAGTGAATAACAGTTAATCTATCTGATTTTTCATATAAACATCCAGCTCCTCGATAAGAGAACGGACAATTTTTAGATAACAAAAGTCTTCCAGGTAATTTTATTCCTTCCACATCTAAAAGAGACGCTAATTCATAAACTACATTTTGAGAATCTTCTTGCGTTTTTCTGTCTATGTAGTAAATGTCTGGAGTTAGTTCAACTTCATAAATTTCAATTTTATTTTCATCAACTTGGTCTAAGTAAAGTCTACCCATATTGTGATATGAATTATACATTTGAGCATCACCAGTCGTATTCAAGTCGTCTGTTGCATAATCTGTAGCAATTAAATTAATATTTTGAGTTCCTAATTGAACATTGTCTCCTGTATGAGAAGCTACAAATGTACATCCTGTTGAGCTAATATTTTTTAAATATTGATCGTATGCAAATCCTGAGGAGCCCCAACTGTTAAATAATAACTTTGGCATATTTGAAAATTGTGTTGAAAATGAAATATCTAATTCCCCAGAAGTAGCTGAACCAAAATTATAATTTAATCTTAATACTGCTAATTTAGCATTTTCATTAGTAGCTGAATTTGTGCCAGTATAAATTCCAGTAGGTATAGTTAAGTAATTAATATCAAAACTACCAGTTAAAGATTTTGAGAAAGAAGTGGTAAAACTTGAGGTTGTCTGAGAAGAAATCGAATAATTAAAACTTTGCCCTTTAGCTTCCTCTATGGATCTAAAAGATAAGAAAGTAGCTAATTCAGAGCTCGATTCAGAAAAAGTGACAGGATAATTAACAGTTGAGCTTGTATTATTAGTGAAAGCTTTAGAGTCATAATAACAAAGAACTTTAATTTTATTATCTGTTCCTAATTTTCTAAACTCTTTCGAATCGTTTTGTATTAATCGCGTATAGCCTGCACTTGATGGAATAATAAAATTATCTGAAGAAAAACTGTCTATAATATCAGATGAATTGTTTACTTGTGCATTAACAAGCAAATTAAAAAAATCTAAAGAATTTAAGTGATAATTGTTCTTTTGAAGATCAATATTTAAAGTTTTTAGTCTATCGTCTGTGCGTAAAAGCGTAAAGATTTTATTAGTAGTCGCAGTAGTCTTTCTTGTATAAACTAACCATTTAGCAAAATCAATCGGGCACCTTTCTAAAGATCTAACAGTTAATGCATCTCCATCTCTTGAGGCCCAAGGGGTATCTGTAAAAGTATTAAAAGGATTGACTCCTGCTGGAAAATTATTTGGACTTAAGTATCTTACAAAGGTTTTTCTTCTTGTCACTTTAGATCCAACAATATCTTTTAATTCATTTATTTGCATTCTTATGTACTTGTAAAAAGAGTTAAATTCGTCATCTAAGAATTGACTAGAAAATTTAATTCTTGGGGTTGGTATTGTTCCGTTTGAAGTTATATCAAATTGCTCTCCATAAATTGGAAATGGAAAATAAAGGTTTCCTCTCCAAGAAATAATTCCTCTATTTATATTGAAAAGATTAAAATCATTGTGTACTCTAATCACTCCGTCTTTAACTGGACCTTCTTTGTTTGGATAAGACACCATCGCTGGTTTAATCTCATTCAAATCAATTTCGTAAAGAAAAACTGGAGTACTAGGTTCTATTTCATGAATGTGAGAATTTATAGACCTTTGAGCTTCAAGCGCTTGTAAAAAATATTCACTTGCTTGAATAGTACCATTCGCATTTATTCTTGGGCCCATTCCCATATTATTTTTTCTCCATTTTTATGCAGATACTTCTTCAAACTTAGCACGAATAGAATAATTTTCTTTAAATGTGAAATTGGTTTCCCATTCTCTACAAACATATTTTGTTCTATAAGACTGTTCTGAATAAATATCTCCTGGATCATAAGCGAAAGCTTGAATTGATGCTCTTTGCTGTAAAAAGTAAATAATTGCTCTAGCTTCTCTAGATGTTCTTTGATCAAAATTTAGTTGCAAAGTTTTTAAGTCTGGATTTATACTCTTAGCTATTCTTTGTTCATATCCATTCCCAAACCTAATTGTTGAAACCGCTGGTTTATGTTGGAAGGAAGATGTGTAAGACGGGGTCCAAAGAAATTTACATACTGTTGATCTTTCACTCACCCTTACAATGCCTCCCCAATATTCATTGCCCAGATCTGTTCCTGGTTCACTTGCCGTTATTTTTAAATGATCTTTTAAACAATACCAAACCACATTTTTATATCTTATAATATCATTTTTTAAGAAAACGTAATTTAGAGACTTATTTGCCCAAAGAATCATAGAATCATTTACTGATCCTGTGTCCTCTGCTCCAAAACTTTTTCGACTATATATTGATGTACCCATTCCCATAAATTTTATCTCAACTATAATTCAAAATTTTCTGAATCAAATCTTTCATCTCTTTCAAAGGCATTTGAACTTTTTGACCTTTTTTATAGTAAAGCAATGAGTCTGCTGGACTAATATTATCAATATTAATATTAAAATGATTAGCAGCCCATTCAAATGCAAATTTCATATTCTCTATTTTTAAATCATCTATTTTTTCTACCTTATCTACAAGTAGTTCACAGTAAAAAACATTTCCATCTGGCCTATGTAGATTGTGTTTAATTATTTTATCTACATTTGGTATTTCTGGATGAAGATACTCTGGAAATTCAGCTATATCATATGAATTTAACCTTCTAATAAAAAGCACTTTTTCAATAGAACCATCTTGAGCTCTTTGAATGTGGTATAGATTGTTCTCTATATACCAATTTATCCAGTCCTTGAAATTGTAAAGCTTCGCTTCTGGGATGTCCTCTGAGATTAGAAATGTGTACAGTTCTTCGTATATTCCTTGCATAAACCTTGCTCCTTTTATATTAACAATTACACTTAAAGGGGTGTAATTCTTCTAAAAGGTATAAGGTATGTTATCTAGATTTACAAGAGAATTTAATAGGGTCTATATTAATGATGTTCCTGTAACAGGAGCGCAATCAATTTCTGCTAGTTACGACCTCCCAATAGAGAATATTAAATATTTAGGCTCTAATAATAATCATTTAAATAGGGCTCCAATTGGGATATTCATTGGGGCTCTAAATTTAGACTCTTTGTTCATTAATAATGATCAATTTATTCAATACACTGGCGAATTAGGAGCTAATTTGAAAGTCCAATATGAGGATAATACATTCGGTATGAATAGCGGATATATGGCCGAATATGATTTTTCTTGTGGAATAGGCACAATACCAATTTTATCTACAAAATGGAACTTTTACAGTGATTTTGGTAATATTCCATCTTCAAAATTGCCTTTTCCTATGGATGAAAGCAAGCTTAATATAGTTAATCCAGGAGACATACAGATAGATTTTAATGAATTAGAAAATGAGAAAATTAACAATTTAAAGGTCAATATTAAATGCAATAGATTGCCTATTTTTGATGCAACTTCTGTAAAGCCTGTGGATGTTAAATTGCAATATCCAATTATTATTACCACAAGCTTTTCAATATCTTTGCATGATTATCAAAACAAACGCTTATTTGACTATCCAAGTAATCAAAATGTCTATGATTTTAATATAAATTTATACAAAAATAATACATCGACTGTAGTTAACTCTTTTAATATAAGAGATGCTTTGCTGATTAGAGAAGACTATAGTGTAGATGTAGATGGAAGTAGTTTAATGCAATTAACTTATGAAAGCACTACGTCAAGATAGTGTAATTCAAATAGGTAAAAGGAGCAAGGAATATGGCCAGAATATATTACGATCAATGTGAAATAAAAATAAATAATACTGGCGTATTAGCGGTATCTGCTAGTTTTAGTTCAGATATTACTTTAGGACCAATCTACACTCTAGGAAAGAGAAAACCTTTTAAAAACCAAATAACAACTGGACCTAGTTCTAGCACTTTCCAAATATCTTATTTGATAAACCCTACAGGCGACCCAGCTTTTAATTCCGTTAAAGAGATCAAAAATTTTATATCTTCTCCGACAAATTATGATGGAGTAACTATAGCATTCGCTGGAGTAACTGGACAAAAATGTTATTTAAATAATTATAATTTAAAAATTGAACCTAATAATGTTATAACTGCTCAAGCTAGTTATATTACATATGATCCAATTATAACAAATACTTTATTTCAAACTCCAAGGGATTTAGCTAATCCAAATAACGCTTCTGCAACTAGTATTGCTCATAGCTCAAAAACTAATGTAGCATCTGGAAGAAATATTTTTGCTAAAGGCACCGCCAGCGAAATTACTGCTGATTTATATAGTTTATCTTATGCTTTTACTTGTAATCTAACTCCAATTTATGCTTTAGGACAACAAACTCCATTAGAAGTAAAACCAATTAGAGCTCAAGAGACTGTAAATATTACAGAAAATTTATTCACAAAATTAGTTTATACTGGTGAAAATATACCATTAAAAATTGAAATGTCTGGACTTTTAGATTCTAATAGTTTCACAATAGAAATGCCAGATGCATTTATTAATAATTCTACGTTAGCATCTAATCTTGATGATATTGTCCGAGCAACTAAAACAATAGTTCAATATTATTAATATGTTTTATAATGGAAAAAATGTAACTTTAAAAATCAACAATCAATTGATTGTTGCTACTGAAGCTCAGATGTCTTATGAGGCTCAAATTAGCCCTTATCTAGAAGTTGGTCAAAGACATGCTAATGATATAAGAGCAGATAATACCATACAAGGATCTTTAAATTTTAGCTATCACTATACTGGAGCAGATCCAATTAAAAATTTATTAAGCTTGGATGAAGGAATTACTTTTGATTTTGGAGGAATAAAACAAACTGGTTATATAAAAAGTTATAATGCTCGATTTAGTCCGCATAACCCAGTAGTATGTTCAACAGAAATATTATTTTTTAGAAGCCCAACTGGAACTTTTGTCCCTACTTATGATAATGGAGAAAATGTAAATAATATAGTTCATATTAATGACATTAGTATTAGTAATTTTAATAATCAAAATTTAACAGGTTCATATTTAAGTGCAAGTTATAATTATTCTACAGATGTAAGACCAGAGATTTATATTGGCGACACTTTTGAAAGAAGAGGAGTTTTTGGTTTAAAAGAAATTACTTTAAATATCACTTGTGACAATTTAAATCCTTTAGTAGAAATATCTGGCACAAGAGTAGGAGTAGTCTTGGGTACTTCACCTTTTGGAACATCTCTTGTGACTCAAGGATATGGAGTTACTGGATTTTTAACTAAAAAAGCTTTCCAAGCTAAAAATGAAGAATTCTTAGTAAATGAATTAACTATCAGACAATTTAATGTGCTTGATGAAGCTACTATCTCATCCTTTTCCCCAACTTCTGGTGGTTATAAAGACTCAGTTACAATTAATGGAACTAATTTTAATTATGTAGCTAAGGTTTTTTTTGGTGAATATGAAGCAGATGGATTTACTATAAATAATAGCAATACAATTACTGCTGTTGTACCTAGGATAAAAACTGCAGCTAGTCAACAAATAAGGATGCTAACTTTAGCATAATATATATGGGACTTATTACTTCTACTGGATTTTTTAAATATATTCCACCAAATCCAAAGATAACTTCTACCTCTAGTCCAACTGGAGCTTTAGGCCAAGTGATCTCTATAAATGGAGAAGATTTAGATTATGTTGATACTCTTTCTTTTGCTGGAGAAAATTTAAATTTTTCATTAGTAAATGGCAATCAAAGGATGGATTTTCTAGTTCCTTCAAACCCAGATACTGGGAAATTATTAATTGCTTCTGATACTTTTACAATTACTGGTCAAAATAATTTACCTTTTTTACCCATATTTGAATTAGAGGATTTTGATCCTGGAAATGGATCAGAAGGAGATGTGATCAATATTAGTGGAAAAGTTTTAACGTCTATCAATACTGGATATATTTATGCTACTCCAATATTAAATGATATAAGTTATTACTTCAGTGGAGCGAAGAATTACTTTGACATACCAATGTCAACTAAAAGTGGAGTTTATAGTATAAATTTTGCAGAAAATATTAATCCTACTGGTGAAATAAATAATTTTGAAAGATTAGCTGCTAATTATTTTAATTTTAGCAGTGGAGCATCATTAAATGTTAGGTATAACATTACAGGGGATTTAAGTAAAAAATATTATGAAAACCATGTACTTTCTCTCTCTGCAATGATTACCACGGGTTTCCAATCTTATGCAATCCAGTTACCAACTGGATTTTCTGGAGTTGTGATTCCTATCTCTTCTGGTCTAAATCATACAAATTATGCTGTTTTTTTAAATCTACATAAACGTTTTCCTGAAGATTCATCTACTAATAATTTTAATCAGATCTATATTAGCGAAAAAACTACTGGATCTTTTAAGATAAACGTATCAAATGTCCTAGATACTGAAATGGATTTAGATGTCTTGTTATTTACATCTAGTGGATTCATGTTGGATTCTGGAGTTTTTGAAAGAAATTTTGTAAATATTCCTGCAAATTCATCTTCTGAAATTATATATTTTGATCGATTAAGTGGAATAGATCGACAAAATAATTTATATCCACCGTTTTTATTCACAAGCATAGAAAAAATTGATGGTATAAATATAGGTAATTCTTACATTTCTACAAATGTATCCAATTTAGAAAAAAATAATTTTACAATTAACGTCCCAAATAAAACGATCAATAATACTTTTCGTTTAAATTATTTTACAATTAAAAATGATTATACTAATTTAGCAACATTTGTTTATGAAGGAGACAAGTCTTATTATAAAAAAGTTTATTTGTTTACTGGATCTCAGGACACTTTTCAAGAACGTCTACCAATGAAAAATATAACAATTAATAATAAAAATAATTTGTCTTTTGAAGTGCCTTCAACTGATTATTATATAAATAGTAAAATTGAATTAAATAATACTGCCAATATTTCAAAACAATTTGCAACTAATTTTATAGAAACTCCAACTCCTACTTCTGTGAATCCTAGTGGCGGATTTAACGGAACGAATATAAGCATACAAGGCAAAAGTTTTAAAAAGCCTATATTAATTGATAATCCAGCTGCATATGAAAGCTGTTTTGTAAGATTTAGATATGCTGACAATATTTATCCAGAAAGTAAAAGCACTTTTCAAACTTCTTTTAGAATCATAAACAAAGGATTATTAAGCGGATCTATACCTTTGAGCAGTATTCCAACTGGTCGATACGCAATACAAATGATGTCTGAAAATGGAGGATTATTCGAATGAGCGTATTTTTTACAATAAATTCCTCGCAACCAACTATTCAAGCTCCATCAACTGCTTTGGCTATCAATGGGGAAACAATTTTTATTTCTGGAGAGCAATTCAATAAAAATATTATTAAAATTTCTGGACAAGATGTATATAATCCATCTTCAAAGTTCACGTTTAATGGAATTTTTAACCAAAATATATCTGGAATTAATAATACATTATCTAAAGATACAGTAGGATTTACATTGTCTGGTATTTCTCCATCTAAATACAAAGTATATGTTTATAATGACTCAAGCGTTTCAAGTAATTATTTTGATTTAAAAGTCTTAGCTCAACCCACCATTAGCGGTTTTGATAATAAAAATGTGCTTCCAGGTCAATATATTAAAGTATCTGGATCTAATTTTTATCCTGGTGCAAATATTTCATTTGTTGATGATTTAGGTAATAAAGTTCGTCCATCTTTTCAAGAAACTGGATTATATAGAGTTACTGGGGCAGATACGCAAAATTATGGAACTGGATATCAAATTGGAAATATTTTCTATTTAGAAGGAATAAAAAATTATACTAAAAATTCTTATGCAATTCTTACGGTATCTACCACGGGCATAAATGGTTCTCTTGGGAGCTTTAATATAAATAATTCTGGTATTTTTACTGTTCCAAATTTAAATACTGAAATTGAATTTATTCCAAGGACTGGAAATGGTAGAGGAGCTTTAATTAATTTTCTTTATGAAAAATACGAGAATACAGGATTATTAGAGTTCCTAGAGTTTCAAGTACCATATAATATTAGAAAAAATCAAAGCGGTATAATAGAAAATATAAAATTTAAAGATATATCTAGCGGAACTCAATTCAGTGGTTTTTATATATCTGGATATCCTAATATATATAATTTTTCTCCACAAACTGGTTTGATAGAATCTACTAGCGTTTTACTAAGTGGGGATAATTTATCATTCACGCAATCTATTAAAATTGGTGATATTCCCATAAGTATATACTCTCTGCTAGGAGATACAGGAATATCTTTTACAATACCAAATTTTAGTTCTTCTGATCATATTACCATTTCTGGAATTTATGGTTCAGATAAAAGTGCAAATATCTTAAGCGTTTATTACCCTCAATTAACTGCTAGTGGTTTTACTCCCAATGATGTATTAGCTGGCACTGGAGCAGTAGTAAACATAAGTGGTAGATATCTTCAAAGAATAAATTATATTAATCTTGGGCAACCAAATGTATTAATAAAAGATATTATAGTTAATGCAAACGGTACTTTAGCTTCATTTGTTCTGCCAAATGCTTATACTACCACATCTCTTAGAATTTTTTCTGTAGATTTTCCTACTTCTGGTCATTTAATTAAATCTCCAAGTTCAAATAATCTTTTAATATCTACCACTAGACTTTCTGAAGCAAATATTGATATCAGATATTTATCTGGTATACAAGCTGCGAAATATTTAGACGAAGTAGAAATATATAGCTCTAGTGGAACTTCTGGAGATTATGGAAATCTAACTAACTCAGATGTCTTCTTTTTAGGAATTACTGGGCATATAGATGAACCAAATGCCTATTCAATCAGTGGAATTAAAGTCTCAAATTCTGCTACTGGTATCAGATTTAAAGTGCCAAGAGAAGTAAGAAATCCTCAAGCAAGAATTAAAATTAAAAGAAATCGTTTTGGAGAAAGCTACATTCTTCCATCAAACAAATCAATTGATGTATTGCCTACTATTTTTAATGTAACTTCTTCTAATACTTTATATAATAGTTTAGGATATTTAACTATATCAGGTATCAATGCTTCTAATGCTAATTTAATTTATTTTAGTGGATATTCGGGTACTCAAAATCTTTTAGGATATAAAGAAATAAAAAGTTTTCCTCTAGAAATAGTGAGTAGAAATTTATCTCAAATAACTGCAGCTGGTGAAAGCAATTTAACTGGATATTCAATTTTTGAAGCTAAACTTGGTGGAGATATAACTGGATCTGGAGAATTATTTTTATTTAATAACTATTATGATACTGGAATTGGATATGAAAATAATATTATTACAAAAAATAAAAATATTAAAGTATCAGCAATTAGCGGGTTTCGTCCACCAAATTCAGATATATTCACTAGCCCTGGATATGTTTCTACATCATTAGAAAATCCATTTTTTTATCAAATACAAACCAATTCTAGAGCAACTCAATTTGAATTTTCTGCAACGACAATCTCTGGAGTTGGAGTAGGAGAGTTTCCGAGTGGATTAGAAAATTATTTAAATCCTCAAAATCAAATCTTTGGTCAACCTATGATTGGTGGAATTTTTTATTTAAAAATAAGAGCTTTAGATGGAGAGAGACCAAATGAGGGGATGATTTTAAATTTAGCAGTTGGAACTTCTGGCAGATCTTTAAGTGGTCCAGGAATAACTTATCGAGGAGACTGGAATACTGGAATCGGATATATAGGAAGTAATTTGAGGAGAGATGTAGTAAGCACGATTCCTCCAACATACGGCGTTAATTATTGGTATGCAGCATATACCAATATAGATTCTGAACCTGCACCAGGTAATCCAAATTGGATTCCATTCACAAATGAATTTTCAGCAACAGCTACTAAAATTTTATTAGCTGAAGAATCTAATATTACTAATTCATTAAATATGGGACAAGAAGGAGTTCCAAGTGGATTTATTAAAACTGTTAATGATGTTAATGTAGACGATGGAAGTGGATTTTATATTGGGTATGATAATAGATACAATCCTGGCAGACCAAAGTTCAGAGTTGGAAATCAGTCTAGTTATATTAAATTTGATGGAAAAGGACTTGATGTTGTTGGCGCACTATCTGGTATTATTACAACTTCAAGAAATGTTACAGATGCTCAAAATACAGTAAATAGTGATTATTCTGTGGCGTTAGGTTTAAATAATACTATAACAGCTAATAATGATAATGTATTTATATTCGGAACAAATAATACAGTCACTGGTGCTCGTGGAAGTAGTATTATTGCTGGAAAAAATAATAGAATCACTTGTGTAAGTAGAATTTTTACAGATAATTCAAATATAGGTGGTGGATCAGAAAATCTTGTGTTGGGTTCTTTCTGCAGCATCTTAGGCGGATATGGAAATTCAGTAGACGCAACTTCATCAGGACTTTCTTCAATAGCTAACCAAATGTTTATAAATGATATCAGCGGGTCTGATAACATTGTAGAATATTTATCAGAAGTATTTACAACTGACTTAGCTATATTAACCTCTTTAGAATCTATAGAAGATATATATAGAACTGAAAAAATTTCTAATATTACTGTTGGAGATTATCAAATGAGTGTCACGCCACAGTTTAGTGGCGATGAATATCTTAGAGTTAATAATTGGGTCAGTTTATTATCTCCAAACTTGTACTCTGGGTCTTTTGTTACAGAAGATCCAAATTATATTTGCGAGTTTAAAGTAGGAAAAACAGGCTTACCCTCTGGTTCGAAAAGATATTTTGTGCCATTTACAAAAAACTTCACCCATTACTCGGGCGAAAAAAATCTAGTTATTCTAACTAGTATAATTGAAGGAGACCAAAACTATAAATTAATTAATCCAAGTGGATTAGATTCAAGTGGTTTCTATTTGAATTTTCCCAACAATCTTTCTAGCGGATTAAACGTCAGTTATTTCGTAGGTCCTACTGGATTTTTCACTGGAACAGAATTTAATTCATCAGTATCTTTAGAGATAAACAAAAATCAACCATTCTTGAACTTAATATCAGGAACAGGATACAGATATGACATACCATTACGAAGAAAAGGTATTAATTTCCTAAATACAGTTAATAATTTTAGTCATGAATCTATTTATATAAGTAATTTATCTGGTAACTCTTCAGATTTAAAATTAGCTTTAAGCTCTAATATAAAAGACGAATATGTAGATTGCTTGTCAATAGGATATACTGGAAGGATTAATAACCAAAATATACAAGTGTATCAAACTGGATTAAACTCTGGGAGTGGGGCAAAATTTATATCTTTATTATCTAATATCAATGATAGTGGATATATACCATTCTGTAACATAGTTCAGACTGGAAATAGTATCGATAACGTTTATGCATTTATGATATCAGGAAAAACACATTCTGGATTTTATTTTGAGACTGCAGAGGTTCTAAAAGAAAATATTATATTAAATGTAAGTATATATAGGACTGGTCAATTTACTTTTGATAATACAATCATCAATGTCGAATCTCAAAGGTTGACTGGATTTTTATCAAAAGATGTATCTATTAAATTTCAAAATAATTTAAATTATTACCCAAATACTTTAATAACAACAGAGAATGTTAATTCTAGCAATATTTATATAATATATGCAAAAAACATATCAAAAACAGGATTATATGCTAAACTTTCAGATGATTTGAAAACAGGAGAAATAATTAATATAAATCATGTTTCTTTTTCTAACACTGGCGATCAAGTTTTTGATCTTAAAGCTAATACATTAATTGATTCAAGCAGCATCTTAAGTGGTGATACATGCATCTACTTGAATAATAATTTTAATCATTCTGAGTTGAAAGTCTTTCCTAGAGTATATAGTTTAAATAGCGATTTCATAAATCGACCTTATATTATTCAAGATAAAACAAATAATAGTTTTTGTTTCAAATTATCTGGAGTCTTATCTCCTTCTCAAATGACAGGGATTGTATGCGAATATATAGCTTCTGATCTAACCAGAGATCTTAATATAGCTAGAAGTGTGTTATCAACTTTTAATTATAGTCGTCTTGGCGCATTTGGATTCGCAGATGTTGGAAGTTCATCAATACTTGGCGGCACAGGAAATTATATTAAGGGGCTTGTTTCTACAATAGCTGGAGGAGTTTTAAATCGAATCGTTGGAGATTTCAATTTGATTCCTGGAGGAAGATCTAATCAAATTATTGATCTATCTGATCAAACTTCACAATATCCAAAAAGTGCGTTTTGTACGATATTAGGAGGCGGAGGTAATCTTATTGAAGGAAATTCTCAATATTCTAATATTATTGGTGGCAGTGGAAATCATATATTGAATTTAGACTTGTCGAATGATAAAGCTGGATCTACTATCGTTGGTGGCTCTTCTAACGAAATATCTGGAGCTTTTTCTACTATTCTTGGTGGAGAAAACAATAGCATATCTGGATCTTATAGCCATGTTTTCGGAAGAAATATCAACCTTACAAAACCTGGCTCCGTTGTTATTAGTGATAGTAGTACTGGAAATAAAAATATCAATCAGGAAAATACTATAGTATTAAATTTCTCTGGTGGGCTATATATTACTGGAAATGCACTTGGAACATCTCCTATAGTTCTTGACGTAACTAAATTACCTACTTCTTCTGCTAGTTTACCAATCGGAGCTGTGTATCTTATTGGAACAGCTCTAAATGTTAAAACTACTTAAACTTTTTTCAATCTTTCGATTAATTCGAATACTTTGCTTTTAGGAACATCTTTTATAGATGCGAAACTTTCTGCACCATCAAACTTCTCTTTAATTAACTTATTTTTAAGCACTTCGAAAGATACTCCTTTTTCTTGCATCACTTTTTCTAATAAAGCAGCAGGATTCATAGGATTCTCTTTTTCAGAATCTTCTTTAGCTACCAATCCTAATTTTGCATCTCCTAACTCTTCTTGAGATACGATATTAATCTTCAAGAAATTACGAACACATCTTACAAACGCTCTATTTTCTGCTATAGCTGCTAAGAAATATCTAGCAAAGTCTTTCGTATTAACCAATGAAGCATCTGCTAATGCTTCAAATACGACTGGTCTATCTTCAGTTTCATAATTAGGAATCCAAGTGATCCTACAAGATGTAGCAAAATAATTATCTGCTGCAGTTATTACTTTATACTCAACGCTTGTAAATCCACGAATTTGAGCTAGCTCTTTTATACCACCTAAAAGAATAAGTAAATCTTTATCTTCTAATTTAGAAACATCTGTTTGTTGAGTTCTTTGCCTATTGGAAACGAGATACTGAGTTTTAACCATTCCTCTCCAATTAATAGATCCATCCTCGTTGAATTGATAGGTTATATTATCGTTCTCAAGTAGTCCAAATCTATTACGAATAAATAGTTTTGGTGGGGTAACTTTAGGCAAAGTCTGAATTTTATCTGTGAATATCTGCTCATTTTTCAACGAGCTACTATTAATTGAAATTGATTCTTCCATTTAAGTATATTACCGCTGTTTTAAGTTTATGTCAACTCAAATAGATAGAAGTATTTAGATTCTTCCCAAAAAATAGGGTCATCTATTACTTTAATAGCTTTATTCTCGAAAGGTATATCGTTCATATAAGCGGCTTTTGAATTATAAATTTTGCCTTTGCTTATTGTGATTTTATTGGATTTGTAAAGTAAGCTATCAATATTTCTGTCTTTTAATATTTCTAGATCTTTCTTCTGAGTTTTCACAGACCTTATAATTTGAGCATAGTCCATATAATCTAGCTTAATACTCTTAACAAAGTCTTCTGATAAAAACGTGGACAAGACGAATGTTTTTCCTAATTTTTTCAAGTCTTTCACAAATTCTATACTATGATTCTCATCTAAATCATAAATAATCTGAGCAATGTTATCTTTATATTTATTTAAAATATCATATCTTATAGGTTTTGAAGTAACTATTGAGCAATTATTTCTTTTAAGTTGCTCTTCTAAAACTTCTTCATTAAACTCATAATCCATTCTCATAATCAATGAATTAACTCCTAACTTAGAGATATCTGCAATTACGCTATTTGGAACGGATTCTATTAATCTTCTGCTATAATCTTCTCCGATATAATTTGTCTTTATATTGATTTTTTCCATTCCAAGAAACTCTAATACATTATTAGCTATTTCTATTGGATCTATTTCATTAATTGTCTTGGGAGATTCTTGAGCCGAATAACTTGGCTTTCTATCTTTTTTAGTTGCTTCTAATGTTTTGACTTTATTTTTTGAACTAAAGTATGGCCCAGCATTTTCTGGTCTACTATTTGAATATAAAGCTACGATAGGCTTATCATAATGACTTGCTACATGGACTCCAAAGCTATCTGCACCAAAATGTAACATGCCTCTTTTTATAATATAAGCTGCTTGATTGATAGTAGTCTTACCTTGCAAATGATAACAGTTTTCTACAGGTTTTTCATCTTTTCCGCCAATTTGCACTATATGAATCTTTTTTTCTTGTAGTCTAGGAAGAAGTTGATTTATCACTTCTTGCCAAAGGTCATAGCTTTTAGAGTCATATTTACTGCATGGTTGAAATGATACATAATCATCAAATGGAATTGGACAATATTTTTCATATATAGATGGTTTATCTATTTTAAGACCACAATTTAAAGCGTAAGTTTCAATTAGATGCATATTTATAATCCTTGTAAGCTATATTAGTTTTACCATTATGAAGATAAGTTAAAAATCTTTGCGTTTGAGAATACGGCAAGAAAGCTAATTCAAAGTATCCTTTGTGAGTAGAGATACCTTCTAACCAAGTCAAGCTATCCATTTGAGAAATATATTGTATAACTTTATGGACATGAGGATTTGCTTCTAAGATATCAAAGTATTCTGGTTTAATCGCTACATATAAGTTGTATGATGGATATTGTTCTTTGATAGACTTGAAAAGACTTGTAGATAAGAATATATCTCCTATGCTTTCTGGCATAACATACAATAACCTTTTACCATCATCATCTTTATCTAGCAAATCATCAAAAGCAATTTTCTGATTTTTACTATTGTCTTGAAGAGCAACTTGACGAAAATAGTTTTCTATATCAACCCTTTTAGTTCCTTTTTCTATTTCTTTCATCCAGTATTGATAGCCTTCATCTTCTTTATTTATATCTTTAGCTTTCAATATACTCTTATATAACTGCAGAACCCATTCAGAATTATCTTTAATTTCTGGCAGAGTACAATATGCATCTTTTTCTTCGACTTCGAAAGAGTAGTTTTTATCTACAACGGGAGAAGAGTCTATGAAGTCTTCTATAATTTTACCAATTGTTTCTACTGAATAGTTTTTTACTGTCCATTCTCTTGCTTTTTTGCCGTAGTCTGATCTTTCTTCTTTGGACATGCTATAGACTTTTGATAAATTAATTGCTATAGATTTTGGAGATGTAGAAGCTTTAATGAATTCTGTTCCATGCTCTCTGTATTCATTCCATTCTAATGGAAGACTATACGCCTCTTGTTGGCACATCTCTTCTCCACAAGAGTAATTGGTAACTAAAGTGATAAGTTCGGTGAGCTTGGCTTCTTGTATTGGAATTTCTTGACCTCCGCTAGTAAATGGATGACAATAAACATCCATCAAATTGTAGACCTCATTTAGACTTTCTTCAGTTACCCCTAAGCCTACATTAGTAGTGATTTGAGATTTTTTATTTCCACAGAATCCACAATCTAAGTCTTGACCATTAAAATTTTTAACTTCATAATTACCGCATGCTTTGCATATGTATGTAGTAAATATTTCCTTGGGATCAATATCATATTCTTTTGCTAGCTTCATGATATTCCAGCCTTCACCAAAATGAGTATGAAGTAATAACCCAGAGTTTTTTATATTATTCTCTTTTTTCCATATAGAGTATCCTTCTAAAAGATTGGGAACGCTTTTCCTCAACTGATTCCTAAATACGAATCCAACAATAAATTTATTCTTATCTATATTAAATTTAGATCTTAACTCTAATCTTTTTTCGTCAGAAATTCTATAAAAATTATCTGTATCTAATGCACCATGAACAGTCTTGACATGGCCATGTCCTAACTTATGTAAGGCTTTTGTTGCAAAATCACTCCATATCCAATAATTTTTAACTTTGGGCGCGCATTTAACAGCTGATTCAAGAATAGGTAAAGAATCTAGAGTCGTCCATATTACTGAGCTTATCTTATTAAACCAAGGCTTATCTATGGCGAAATCTACTCCCCAAATATCTTGCACAGCAATATAAACATCTGGTTTTTCCTCTTTTATTATCTCGTCTAATAAATGAGCTCCATAACTAGCCATTCTAGCTAAATGAGGATCTTTATTTAATTGCTCTACTTCTTGTTGCGAATTTGGAAGTGAACCACAGCTTTTCCAAGGAGTTCTTTCTAATTGAGGATTTCCTTTCTGCATTCCGCAGCAATAATTTACTATATCATATTTATTAGTTTTATATAAATATTTGATAATGGCTTTAGAATTTCTTCCAAAGCCAGTCTTCGCTAAAGAAAAATCAGATTGAAAGACTATCTTTTTACGCATTTAGATTACCAAAGGTCTTCGTGATCTTCTGATGAAGTAGGAGCTTCTGTCGAGTCCTGCATTTTGTCTTTCTGTTTTCTTTCGTCTATGGATTTAGCTTTGTTATTTTTTAAATTTTTGATCTCTTCGCTACGTTCTGTAGAGAATATATGTCCTAAACCAAATTTAATATATTCTGCTACCATACGACCTTCAGCGAATGTAAAGCCAATTAAGAAGCTTGTGGCAGGCTGAGTAGTCTGCACTTTGGAAGTCTTAATAACATTAAGACTATATCCAATTTGCTTATCCTCCCTTAAGTATGGAGAGAACTTTATTCCTAATTTTTGATTCTCTGAATTATGGAATAAATCTATAGATCGGTTGTTATCTATCACATCTAATATTCCACATACTTCAATTTTAGATAGTTTAACTACTACTTTTTTCTCTGGATTCTGTGCATTATCAGAAAAACTACCGATCTTCTTTTGATCATTCCAGCTAGCCTGTTTAATTAAATTTAAATAAAAATTGCCATCAATATTATTAAAAGAAAAGCTACAAGCTGTTCCAGTTACTCTTGGTGTTGGTTTATAAATTTGTATCATATATTATATATTATCAAACTCTTAACTAAAAATCAAGTTATTTTTCTTTAATTTCTCCAAGTTTCATAAAGATCTTATGATCTTGAATTGATATCAAATCCGCGAATACAGTATCTTCACCTTTTTTCTTACCTTTAACTATCACAATATTACCTTCGTCTGGTAATATATTATTCATTTCTTTACATTCATCTATCTTGTCATTGAATATTAATGCAGTTAATTTAGAGCTCTCGTCTTGTACAGACAGTCTTAAATATCTGGTCTTCTTTGCGTTGTTGGCTATACCTAAATATTGTTCTTTAATTATGCCTATGAATATAACTGATAATCCTTCTGGTGCTTCATTGACTTCTCTTATGTTTAATAGATCTGGCTTCTGATCAGAAAAGATATCTTTTAAACTAGTATTATATGTATATCCTAAAAGTTTATTTTCATAATACCAATTAGCAAACCTTTCATTTTTGCTATTTTGTTGATATATCTTCTTGTATGGATCGTAAGATTTTGTTATTGTTTCTAGCCTTGTTTCTTTGATTATAAGTTTACCTTTTTCATCTTTTGTGTTACTTAGCAATTTAATAATTTTAAATAGATCATAATCAAACTTTTCTCCATACATCATACAGTATTTTTGCTCATTTTGAGTTAATATATTCCATAGTTGAGCTTCTAATACTACCTTGCTCCTAGACTGTTTGAAATCCTCTAATGCTCCAGCTTGTATTAATGGAGATAGCACCCTTATCGACAACTTCGCTTGTTGCCCAGACTTAAATACGTCAAACTTCGAAGCGTATTTATTTCTAAAATCATTAAGTCTTTGAATGGATTTATCGCTAATTCCTTTGATAGATAATAAGCCGAACCTAATATCATCTCCTTCAACACTGAAGTCCATTTCTGATTTAATAATATGAGGTGGTAATAGCTTTATATTAAATAAATCCATTTCTTTATGGATCTTAGATATTTCATCTATAGGATCTGGCTCGAATCTAGTCATCCTTAATAAGGATAAAAAGAATTCTTTTGGATGTTTAAATTTTAAATAAATTGTAATTGCTGCTAATGCTGCATAGCTTTGACTGTGACTCGCATTAAATGAGTAATTGGCAGAATCTTCTAGAATTTTCCATAGAGTTTCTCCAATCTCTTTCTCTAAGTTATTTGATACGCATTTCTTTTCGATCTTCTCTTTCCAAGCTTTAATTTCTTCGACTTTCTTTTTACCAACAATTCTCCTCAATATCTCGGCTTGATCTAAAGTAAATCCAATTTTGTGTGCCATTTGCATTAATTGTTCTTGATAAAGAGCTAGACCTCCTGTTCTCTTTAATGTCTCATCGAAAAATGGATGAACAGATTGATATTCTCCAGTCTCTACATATTTAGCATATTGATCAACGAATTGTAGTGCACCTGGCCGAGCCAATGCTAATACGGCACTTAACTCTTCTAAATTTCTTGGTCGGACCTTTCTGCAAACTTTAAAATTTGTGTCTGCCTCGATTTGAAATAGACCATGAGGACTTCGGAGGTCTTGTAGTTGCTGATAAATAAATACATCTTCTGTATTGATATCTTCTATCTTAGACTTAATCATAAGACATACATCATAAACTACCGAAACGCTTCTTAAACCAAGCAAATCTAGCTTAACATTAAATTGACTAATATCATTCATATCAAAAGAACTTACCAGTTCCTTGTCGGAAGATAATTCTAATGGACATGCTTCTGATAATTTTTCGTGAGATATTTGAATACCAGAAGGATGAACGCCTTTGTTTTTTATCAAATTTCTTAGTTTCAAAGCTATATTATAAATCTCTTGATTTTGATCACACCATTCTTTGAATTTTTCTACTTCGTTATAGGCTTCAGAAATATCTTTAACTTGACCGAATGTTTTTGGAATTAAACTGCTGATGTGAGTCATCTCGGTTTCATTTTTTTCCTCTACGATTTTACCACATTCTTTGATAAGAAGTTTTCCGCTTAAAGTATTGAATGTCAAAATTTTACTAATTCTATTTGGAAAGACTTCATTTAAGAAATCTATGACCTTATGGCGATTGTAATAACAAATATCCAAATCTACATCGCACATTAAACTTCCATCAAGATATGTGATTCCATCAACAACTTGTTTCTTCGCTCTAATCTTAGAGATAAATCTTTCAAAGTAAAGATTATGTTTAATTGGATCTATTTTAGTAACGCCTATCAAGAAAAGAATTAAACTACCCGCTGCACTTCCTCTTCCTAGTCCAGTAGGAATTTCGCTTTCTTTACAGAAGTTAATAACTAACCATACTAGAATTATATAATCAATAAATCCTAGATCTTCTATAATCTCGAATTCATGATCTAATCGTTTTTTATACTCTGGTTTTTTAGGAAGATTATTGTAAGCTAGTTTTTTTAGAAAATCAGCATTAGAAACGTCTTCGGATAATCCTAGATTTCTTTTATGCTCTGCTTTGACTTTGAATTCTGGCAACCTTACTCCATAAAGCGGTAAGTTTATTTTTTTGAATGAATTAACAAAATCAATAGTCTTCGTCATCTTTGCTTTTCTTTTTCCGCTTTTTATTTGATTTAAAATTGTTAATTGACTTATCTATATTTATTTGAAATTCGCTTAAGCCTTCTTTAAGAGCTGCAAAAGACTTCTCTTCATTATTCAAAGAGTAAAATACGTCTGCTTTACTATTAGTCTTACCATGCTGGATAGTAATAAATAAATAATCTATATTTTCTTTCTCTAGTTTACCTAGAATATCGTAGATGTTGTCCATTGATGCCATATTGAGTATTATATATTTCTATTAGGAAAAATGCAATCAAATATTAACCATATGCTTGATTTTATTCCAGACTTTAAAATTTAGCTCTAAATCTGACAAAGCGTTATGCAAAGAATCATAATCATGATTGATATCTAGATCTTTTCCAGCTGCGGTCAAGTTTGTTCTAATATTCTTAACTCTAGTATGATATAATTTATACATATATTCTGGCAAAGATTCTTTTTTAGGGTCAAAAGCATTTGAAGTCTTTATTCCTTTATAAATCAAATTTGTGTCTATAGCTTTAGAAAGAAAATCGTAAGGTTTCAAATTCATGAATTTATAATATTCACTAAGAAGATATAAATCAAAACCCAATATATTGTGGCCAACTATATAATCCGCTTTCTCGATCCACTCTCTTAAGGTAGGAAAGAATAATTCTGGGTCAATACCATTCTTTTGAATATTCTTTGGGTCATATCTTGTTATTCTTGCTGCATCTTTGCTTATTTTTAAATCAGTCTTCCATTTTAAATGAATGTCTTTACTATCAATAATTTTATCTCCTTGACATTTTAACATAGCAATTTGCCAAGGTATATTATGACAAAAATTAAGGCATAGATTTAGAGTCTCACAATCTATGAAAAGTAAAGTTTTATTGTTATCAAATCTTAAAAGATGTTCGTCCATTGTATTATCCTATATCTTCAAATGAATCGTTAACTTGATTAAAGTTTGCATATTTCTCATAAATATAATATGGTACTTGCATATTTCTGATATTGTAATGCCATTCAATGTGTTCTAGTCTATTTTGTTTAATCCATACTCCATTATCTTCTGTTAAATTATATAAATAAAACATACTAAGGTCATGTGCAAAAGCTACAATGTATACTGGTGCTCCTAGTTTATTACCACACCAAACACTTAAATATTTTTGCTTATCTCTTTCTGAGTATCTGCTTAATATTGATTTAAAATAATTTGGCACAGGTTCTGCGAAATGATTATCTATTCTTGTGAGTTCTAGGACTGCGTTAGCTACTGGTTCATTACTCTCAAAACTTATGCATATTAGGTCTTGGTCTATAGCATATAGACCATCTTCACCATAAAGCATGTTTCTATAAGGCAAACTCCTATCTTCATTATCTTTTCTTTGGCGAACTTTCGTGCCATATTCATTTACTATTTTTTCTATTGTTTTCATTTCTTGACCTGTTCTAACCAGCTTTCAAAGCAGAATTCATTACTAGACATATGCTCCATTTCTGGTTTATTTAAAGTAGTTCTATTGTTAATGCATCTAAAAGTTAAAAAGCTTTTAAAATCTTTTTTATTCTTATAATAGATGCTTTTAGTATTAAAGGACTCAAGATTATTTGATTTAGCATACTCAAGCATTTTGTTTTTAACAAGAGGATCAAATATCAAAGAGTTGTCCTCAATAAAAATTGATGGTTTAAAATTCTCTAAAAATGGGACACATTGATATCCTTTTAAACAGTTATTAAAAATGAAGTTATCATAGAATGGTAGAGCTATCTTTAAGCTATCGTTGAAATGCTCTTTGAGGATATTCATATCTAATCTTGGAGTATAGTAAAATCCTTCAGTATTAGCCTTTGTCCACAATTTTATAAGTAGCTTATAGCCTTCGTCTCCATTTGCGAATAATATCACTTTGTGATGCTTCTTAAGCTCTGGTTCACTTTTATTCAAATGGTCTTCGCAAAATACAAATTTTATACCAAATATTAAATCGATATCAATTGATTTTAAGTTCTTGTATGCCTGTAAGAAACCGCTAAAGCAATCTTCTACTAAAAATACCTTCTTAAGTTTATTGTCTTTGGCTATTTGGATAATAGAATCTGGTCCATTATCTGTTTCGCTCTCTGGCTTAAGAGTCAATATGCTCTTTCCTATAGAAAAATGGCTTTTAAAAAGTGGAATAACATTGTTCATCATCTATTTATATCTGATATTATTATCTAGGTCAAGTTAAATCGTCAAAGGCATCTTTTGATTTTTGATTAATCGAATTGTTATTATGTCTTGGGCATCCAGTATATTGTCTTTGCTCTACTGTGAATCCTTTGATATCTTTAAATTCTCCAGTAAAATTCGATTCTACTATTTCTCCAGCATCATTAAGTTTAACATGATAACTAAATGGGTCTTTATATGGACATCTCCAATTGCCTATGCTACACATCCACTTATTCTTAGGATTATCTACAGCAAAATTTGATTGAGCACTATCTTTGTCAAAATTATTAATATGTTCATTTACATACTCTAAATAGTGTTCAAATCCTTTAATTTCATCCTCATCGAACTGCAACTCTTGAATTGGTTGCTTAGGAAACCTTAAGAATAGAAATTTGATAATAGGCTTTAATTTAGGCCATAATTTTTTACTTGCTAGACTATACATCATTGCTTGTATGTTCGCTTCAAGGTCATCACCCCTAAACTTGTATTTGGAGCTCTTGTAGTCGATTATATGCATTTCTTTTTTGATTTTAATAGGCTTGTCTATAAAACCTCGAATATGATATTTAGGCTTATCGTTTTTAATTTCAAATGCATATTCTGGTTTGATTATCTCTCCATTTTCACCAAAGAAATCATTTTTTAATCCGACTAATATCATTTCATCTAATAACTTATAGTTGCTTTCATTGAGATTAACTTTAGCTGATAATTTTTTAACAAGTTTAGATACGCCTTTATCTCCATCTATCGAGTTACTCTTAATAATATTCTTATAGTTTTTACTGTGCCTTTTATTTAAAAGAAGCTCAAAAATTGTATGACATATTGTTCCTCTGTCGCTTCCATCATTAGACTTCTGTGGTGTTTTGATGTGATAATTGTTCCAGTAAACCCAAGAACAAGTTTCAAGAGTTTTAATTCTAGACGCAGATAATATTTTTAAAGATTGTTTTTCCATTGCAAGATTTCCTCTTTGTTCATTTCGCCAAAGTCTTTTTTAATAGGTAAGGCAATTTGTATTTGGTTTCTATCAAAATGTTTCAATAACTTTTCTTTAGCTTTTTCTGATGCTAAATTCCCTGCTTTGTTCTTAAGTTCATCATTATTAAATGATATATAGATTTTATTTGGATTTAAGACTAATAAAGTATTTAAAATACTAACGCTTAGAGCTAGGCCGAAAGTAACAATCACATTTTTCACTCCAGCCTCCCATAGACTTAACATATCTCCTATGCTCTCGACTATGATGACTTCTTTGCTTTCAGAGAGTATCTTTGCGTTGACTTGCAAGGGATAACGCCAATTAATCTTATCTCCTATCAATTTCCATTTTGGACAAAATTTTTCATTTCTATTTAGAATATCTCTACCAGCCACTCCAATTAATTTCTCTTGCTTATCTAGAATTGGAAAGATATATCTGCCTTTCATTCTACCTTCAGTTAGTATTCCTCCATTAAAAATATTCATAGTCTCTTCTGAAATATTTCTTTTCTTCCAAAAGGAATGATCTTTTATTAATTTATCAAGAACATCATTTGAATAGCACTTTACTTGTTTGATCTGAGGTTTTCTGTAGACTGTGTATGATGATTCAGTTTGGACTTTCTTGTTTATCCATTCTTTAGCTTCTATATTATTAGGAAGATTCAAAGTCATTCTTACTAAATCTTGAAGATTCCCAGTTGTATTCTCTTTGTAATCTATCCATTTGCCACTATCTTTGTATATTACTAATACATTCTCATTATCTGAATCTCTATAAAGAGGCTTTGTTCTGTACTCTTTTAAATACTCTTTCAAATCATACCCTAAATTAGATAAGATTTCTTTTATGTTTTCCATTCTAATGCCTCGCTAATAATTGGAAACTCTTTAATGAATATCTTTTTGCATCTTTCTGCAATTAGTCTATGTTCTTTTTGAGTATTTTGTTGCGTTCTTAATTCAAGATAATGTATCCAGCTTCTCAATGAGCCTTTCATATACATGGTCGTTTGAGTTGTCAAAGGTAATATCATTCTAGCCACCTCTTTAGCTACTCCATTTTCTATCATTGAATCATAACAATGCTGAGAAAGCGATAAAGATTCTACAAGAAGTTCGCTAACTTTATCATATGCATCTGTATTAGTTGGCATAAGGTGCTCTCCTACTTGCCTGTTCTTATCTCCTTGCAAGCGAAGTTCGATATCTTCAAATTCATTTGCTATACTATACCTTTGACTGAACTCTTGAAAGCTAAATGATCTATGTCTAAGAATTTGCGCTGCAATTCCACGGCTTGTTTTAATTTCAACGCACATATCAACTAATTCAAATGGACTCCAATGCTTGTGATTGATTAAGAATTTTAAAAGCTTTGGCGCAGTTTCTACGTTCATTTGATTAGAAGGATTGCTAACCCTAGCGCAAAACGCAACCAAATCTTCTGCATTTTTCATACCTTTAATTTCTGGTTTTGTTATTGATATTAATTCTACGTTCATATCAGTTCTCCATCTTGGTTATCGCCACCTTGATCAAAATTAAGTCTTTCATTTTCTGCATCAACTATTTCTCTCAAAGTTCCCCTCTCTTCTACATTGAAATTACCCACATCAAAGTTTATATAATTATTAAAATATTTAAATTCACTTTGGCCAACTCTTCTGCGAACTAAATCATGATGCCCTGTGCCTTCTCTGCCTTGAAATCTTGTTTTAATAGCTATCAATTTATGAGTTCCGAATTGTTCTCCATCGACTTGAATTTCATCTTGAGTTTTTCTTCTGAAAATTCCAACAAATGAAGCGAACCATTGCATTCTATCAGATAGAGAAATTGCAGAGCTATCGTCCGTGACTTGACTTGAATTGCGATTAAAATTTTCTCCAGTTCTATTCAATTGCATAGCCGTGATAACTGGACACTTTATTTCTTCGGATATTCTTTTCAGTTTGTCAATCTTATCACCAATAGCTTGATGCTCTGCCCAGTTTTGACCTACTTTTTCTCCAGTCAATTTTATGTAATCGTAAGCTATCAAAGCTTGGTTGCCTCTCCCAACTTTTGTATAATACCATCTTCTAATAATAGAGGATATTTCATCTATACTTTTATTTGAAACATGATAATGATAATGAGTCATATTTTTGACCTTTGGCCAAGCCTCTCTTACCTTTTGTATCATTTCTGGATTTTTTCTCCAATTACCTGTTTCTATATACCAAAGTGGGACACTAGAAATACTTGCGACTAATCTCATTTGAGTGTCTAAAGTGCTCATTTCTGTATCAAGAATAAGAGCTTTGGTATTTTTATTATGTACATTGGCAGTTTTATAACATATATCATTGAGCCATGTGCTTTTGCCTTGTCCTGGTCTACTTACTATAGAATATATATTCCCTTGTTTTAACCCTCCATACATATTATTAAAATTGTTATATGGAGTCTTTAGTCCAGTCTCTTGTCTGGGATTATTACCAATCTCTTCAATTATGCTCTCCATTTCTTCAAAAAGGTTAACTGGCTCGCCCTCTAGGTAATATTGAGTTACCTTATTATTATAAATCTCATCTACTTTAGATACTATTTTATCTATTCCATCTTCTGCATTATCTTTAACGTACTTCTTGACATTTTCAGCTGTTTCAAATAACTCTCTTCTTACTTTTAGTTTACTCAATTCCTGACAAGCACTTATAGTCCCTTGAGGATTGATTTGAGTCATAGCCAGAGAATCTATATAAGAAAATATATCAATCTCATCTTTAAAGGATATGCCAAGATTTTTAATCTTTTGAGCTAATAATACTTTATCTATTTTATTGTTTTTATTTAGCTCATCTTTGATGCAAGAGAATATTGTATTATGGACATCATTATAAAAGTCTTTTTCAGATATAAATCTGGCTACATCAAAAAACACTTCTGAATTTCTAATGAGACCACCTAGAACATGACGTTCTACTTGAACCGAGTATATGGGCATGTAGTTAAGTATAGTGCCAATTTAGCACTAAGTCAACTAATCTTTTTTCTTCTTTTTGGGTTTTGATAAATCTGTAATTGATTTGATTGTGCAGTCTATATTTAAAGTATTTATAGCTTCTGCCCAATAATTAACGTATTGCTGGAGACCCATAGCATTAAGTTGATTATCAAATTTTGTCATCACTTGAGGATCTCCTTCGGAATTAAAATTAAATAAAATAAATCCACCGAAAGAGTTTTCATTAAGTGCCTCCAATAATTGTTTTGGAAAATCTTTTTGCACACATGAATTTACACTAAAAAATACTTATATTGAAATTGTCAAGGAAAAACTTAGCAGACAATACCTTTAAATCTTTTTCGTAAATCTCTAAAAGTTTAAAATTGTTTTTCTCTAGCCATTCTTCTTTCTTGCAATCTCTTTTTATGCTTTTTAAGTAATTCATTCTGGAGTGATTATGAAAAAATTCATTAAAATTATCATGCTGTGCGCCGTTTACTTCTACTGCTATTCGTTTTGTAGCATTTAATATATCCACCTTCATAAGTGAACCATAGACTGGAAATTCTTCGTATACAATATGGTGCTTCCAATATTGTTGAAAGAATTTTTTAGTGTTAAACTGAATTTTACTTCTGCTAGGTTTATCCCAATCTATTAAATATTTTGAAACGTTTTTATTGACTAGCTTTCCATTCAAGCTCAATAATCTCATGCAGTTATCAATTTTTTATATTTCTCAAAAAGGAAATCTGTAATTTTAACATTCTCTTCAAGATATTTTCTAAAGTTGTCCATACCTTGATGCTGCTTCTGTAGTTCAAGACCATTCTCCTTTAATTCTTCTACGATCTGATCGCTGCAAGTAATCCACGCCCCTTTAGCAATAATAAATTGCCAAGCTAAAAGTTGATCAATTATTTCGTACTCTCTCCAGATAGATGTTCCATTCTTACGACCATGTTTGATTGGATACTCCACTTTGTTGTTTGTTGTTTCATTCGTAGACTTTTTAATCGACACTTTAGAAGTGTGACCAATGATCTTATTTTTTACAGCATCGTATCTTTCATTTGGCTTTTCCAGAATAAGGTCTTTATTATATCTTGGTTCAAATTCTATGATCCAATTTGCATAATGTAATAAGGCATTTCCGCCAGTAGCAGTTGTTTGTCTAATGTCTTTATTTGCTGAATATGGATCGAGTTTAATATCAGATCGTACTTGGCTAATAAAAATAGCCATATGTCCTCTTTTGGATAAAGCGATTGACATCTTTTTCATTAGCACAGAGGATATGACTGCTCCACCAGCTACTTTTGTAGCATCTGATAAAGTTTTACCAGCGTCATTTTTAGGCATCAACCCGTCTACAGAGTCTAGAATAAAAAGATACTTATTGTTTTCTGGATTATTCCTTACGAGATCTAGCATCAGCTCTGATACAGTCTCAAAAATATTCGATTCGAATACGAAGCAATTTCCATTTTTCCAAAGACCTGGATCGCCAACGAACTCTACTCCAGACCTTTCTTGTATCTCTTTGCTAAGTCTTCCTTCAGCTTTAATCAAGAGTCCTCTGGAGTTTTTTACAGTCTTTAAGAAGTTCTTCATTACCTCTAGTGCTTCTGAAGTCTTGCCTCCCTCATTCATTCCTATAAATCGATGCAATCCAGGGCAAAATCCTCCGCCCATAACAAAATCTAAATTCAAGCTACCAGAAGAGACTTTATAATGAACTTCTTCTTCGAAGTTGTAGTGGTCATCTTTATTAGATTTTAAGAATGCCTTTAAACGGTCATTAATACCCTCATCTTGTTGAGGGGAAGGTTCTATATTTGATTTAGGTCTGGCCATTTAAAAATTCCTTTAATGTCTTAACTTTCTTGGTTATTGTCTTATCATTTCCTATTTTATTACTCTCTAAATGATATGATATTTTTATATCTTTGTCAACATTTAATGAAGACTTTTCTTTTAATAAATATTTCTTGCCTTCGAAAGATAGTAGCCACTCTAAAGATTTAATAGGTTTCTTTTTAATATTAAACCAAAAACTACAATTTGGCTCGAATTGTATTAATTTTTTAGCTTGATTTATTTCGTAACCCCAAGGTATATTTTTGGAGTCTACAAATTTCATTATGATATATCGACATAATTTTATTCCAGATAGAGGGTTCTTCATGCTTAAATATGATTCTATCATATTTCTTTTTATTTTTCAAGACATATATTTAATAAATACCTTATCTATACTTCGTAATGTTCTAAATCATTTCTTATCATTTTATCCACTAAAATACCGAAAGAACTATGAGGCTTCCAGCCTAACTCTTTTCTCGCTTTGGTTGAATCTCCTAATAGCAATTCTACTTCTGCTGGTCTATAGAACTTCGGATTAATTTGAACTAGTAAAACTGGTTTGTCATTCAGATATGCATAATACTTCTCATCTTCTGGTTTTCCAGTTTTATTTTTCCATGATCCAATCATATAGCAAAATCCAAAGGCCAATTCAACAAATTCACGAATAGTGTGAGCCTCATTAGAAGAGAAGACGTATTCTCTTGGAACTCCATCATAATTTTTATTGTATTTATCTTGGTTTAACATCCTCCAAACACCATCTATAAAATCTTCGGCATCGCTCCAATCTCTTTTAGCATCTATATTGCCTAATTCTAGGGGAGTAAATGATTCTCCATTTTTAATAGCATTAAAAATTTGAGCAACCTTCTTGGTAATTTTTCTAGTCACAAACTCCTCTCCTCTGCGAGTCCCTTCGTGATTAAATAACCAACCTTGAATTGCGTAAAGATTGTAAGAGTCTCTATATACCTTAATCAATTGTCTAGATGCAGCTTTACTTGCTCCATAGGGGCTTCTTGGTCTTAGTGGATGATTTTCATCTTGAGGAGAGTATTTTACATTTCCAAATTCTTCGCTAGATCCTGCTTGATATAATCTGCAACTTGGTTTATATAACCTAATTGCTTCAAGTATATCTAAGACTGATGTAGAATTTGTTGCCCAAGTTTGACGAGCAAAGTCCCAGCTACTAGCTACAAAACTTTGAGCTGCAAAATTAATGAAATAATCTGGTCTTAATTTTTCTACTGTCCTTGCTATAGCATGAGCATCTGTGAGGTCAAAATTAATAAGATGAAATCTATCAGAATCAAGATGCTTAATATTTTCATGATTATATACGCTTAACCTTCTAACTCCTCCAAATATTATATAATTTGTATGTTTCAATAGATAATCTGCCATATGACTACCATCTTGACCAGTGACCCCAGTTATCACTACTACTTTCCTACCATCAAGTAATTTGCTTGCATCATCAATATTCAATATATTTGATGTGTCTATTTTCTTACCATAATATGTCTCTTGAAAGTTCTGGCTCATATATATATGTTATAATTTATTTTTATGAAATTCAATTTATTCACACAGTTTATTTAGAGTCTCCTCTAAAGAATATTTGGGTTTAAAACCTAGAGATTGCAATTTAGTTGTATCCATCCAAAAGTTTTTCGTTTGAACTTGCTGATGAAATTTTGGGATTTCTATTGTTCTAATCGTACTTCTAGAATTCAATTTATTCTTACAATAATCAATAATATCTATTAATTTTGTGCTTGTATTGTCTCCAATATTATAAATTTGATTTGTTTCTGCTTTTTTCATTATTAAATCAATAGCTATACAAACATCTTCTACATTTAAATAATTTCTATAATTATCTCCTTTATAAATGTCGATTTCTTCATTCTTTTTCAATTTGTCTATCAAAAACTCTAAAGCATTTTTCTTTGCTGTAGCCTTTTGATCTCCACCAATAACATTACAAAGTCTCAATATCTTATATTTGATATCGTTCGTTTGACAATAAGATACTGTTAATTGCTCTTGAGTATACTTAGTTATAGAATAAAAACCTTTTGGATTACAATAATCCGTTTCTTTATTCATCTCGCAATTGTTTTTACCATAAACAAACCAACTAGATATTAAATTAAAATTATAATTTGAATCAATATTTTTAAATAGTTTTGTTAATAGCATTAAATTTGTATCCACATCTATAGATGGATCTGTAAATACATTATAATTAGAATTTGTAGCCCTAAAGTACAAAATATCTTTATTCTGTGAATTTATAGAGTCTCTTGATTCTGGGTAAGAGTCTTGACCATACAAATTCATCCATTTGCTTCCTATAAATCCAGTAGAGCCAAAAACACTTGTCATATTAATTTTTATATTGTTGTAAGACTTTTTCTATATAATCAATATTTTTATCTGAAATTGTTGGAGCACATCCAACGAAAAATACTAAATCAAGTACTTTATTTGATTCTGGATAAGATCTATAATCATCTAAATGTTTATATCCATTATGCATTAATAGATTACCTGCAAAATAATTTCTTGTTTGTATTCCACTTGCTTCAAGATAAGAAACAAGTTTTTGTTTTTGATTTTTATTTTCGCAAATTAAAGGAACGCCAAAAGGTGTCCACTCTGTTTTATTTAACACATTCACAGACCGAATATTATTTACGTATTTTAAAAATAAATTTGAAATTTTTGAGCAGTTTGTGCTTCTTGTTTCACAAATGAAATTTAATTTTTTGAGTTGTTCTATTCCAATCGCTCCTTGTAAATCTAATGGTTTTAAATTATATCCAATTCTATTGAATACATACTTATGATCTATAATTGTTTCTGGAAAATCTTGAAGCCAATTAGAGAATCTTTTTCCGCAAGAGCCATTGGCCAACAAGTTACAAGTTCCAACGCAATAACAATCACGACCCCAAGTGCCATAACTTCTAGATAACTGAACGATCTCTTCGTTATTAGAGGAAACCATTCCTCCTTCTAATGTGGTAATTTCATGTGCAGGATAAAATGAGCAAGCTGAAACTTCTGCATATTCATTTAAATACCTGCCATTCCATTTAGACCCTAAAGAATCGCAATTATCTAAAAGTAATTTTATATTATTACATTGAGCTATTTCAACTAATTTATCCATATCTGGTGGATTACCTAAAACTGGAGATAAAAAGGTCGCTACTGTTTTACTTGTTATTTTATCTTGTATTTTATTGATATCGTAATTTAATGTACTCCATTCTATATCAATAAATACTGGTTTTAATCCATTTTGAATAATAGCTGAAACTGTAGTTGGAAATCCTACTGCTGATACCATAATCTCATCTCCATCTTTCCATTTGTAGTATTCCTTGCAAGCTGCTACTAGCAATAGATTAGCTGAAGAGCCAGAGTTCGTAAAAAATGAAGATTTTTGATTTATTGCCTTGCTAAAAGCCTTTTCAAATTGAGCACAAACTTCTCCACTAGAAGACCATTTACCAAATAGAAGAGTTTCAATAGCTGCTACGATTTCGTTATCGTCAAAATATGCTCCAGAATAATATACTTTATTGTCTGGTGCATTTAGATTATGACAGAACTTTGGTAATCTGCCATATTTTTCTTGTAATTTATTTACAAAATTTTTAATTTCTTCTTTATATTCGTTCATTTTAAATCATCATATGTTTATATTTGTCAAAATTTGATAGTATATATTTTGGAAGATTTTCCTGGATATCTATTTTCTTTAATTTTACTGAAGAGTTGTTTAAATCATCAGAGTATATAAAAGTCCCTTGATCTTTTATTCTCTCGTCAAATTGTTTAAAGAACTCCTCTTTTGAGGGAATTTTAGATTTATCTAAGGGTTCTATGCAAGATAGATATTTATTATATACTTTCTCTTTGCCTCCTTGATAGCCAAAATGCCATCCAGCTTCTTCGACATGAGAAACATGATCTTTTATATTCCTTAAGTTTTGAGGAGTATAGTTGATTAAATCTCTTGCTTTTGCGAATATTGTTCCAATCCATGCTTTATCTACAGTTTCTAGATTTAGATAAAATACCAAATACTTCATTCCAACTGATAGAAATTTAATATCTTTAAAGTACTCTTCAAATTTATCTTTAATTTCTGGGGCCCAAATTTCATCTACATCTGAAATACCTATTATATCATCTTCTTTTAAGTCTGCTTGTTTCAATCCTTTAACTATGCAATTTCTTTGATAGTTTTCCATAGCCCATCCATCTTTTTGTGGATAATCTGTGATTTTTATATGAATTATTTTATCTAAAAATTTTGAATATCTATTCTTATTTTCTTCAAAATAAAATGGTTTATCTAACAAGGATTGAGTTTTTGATGCCTCAACTAATATAAATTTGTCTACAACATCATTAAGTACATTGAGTCTAATCTCTAATATATCTAATTCATTATTGAATGGAAAACAATCATATATCATAGCATCTCTTTGATTATACTAATAATTTTATCGTTTTCAATATTTTCAACTAAATTAGACTCTAAATAATTTGCATTATTATTAATTGGTTGCCAATTTTTTGAGCTTCTTGCTGATGGGTAATAAGAGTAACCATATAAACCTATAGTTGGAAATGAATATCCAGAAGCAATCCAAGACATAGCGGAGTCTACTGTAACGAGTAGTTTGCAAGATAAAACAAATTTAATTGTTTCAAAAAATGTGCCAATAAATCTATTTTTACATAATTGGGGTTGATCAGGAAGACCTATTTGTACAGGAATATATCCCAAAGATTCTATAAAATTTATAATTTCTTTAGCTTTTGAGAGTGAGGGCATTTTGTCTTGCCCTCGTGTCTCTGCAAATAAATTAACAGCTATTAAATTTTTATTGTCTTCTGTATTAAAATGTTTATTCAAACTTATAGACAGATCATTTGGTGGAGTTAATCCATGCATTAAGCATACTTCTTCTGTTTGATGTCTATTCAAATACCAATTGTCTTGGGTATGCGATGGCATTGGATTAAAAATAATATCAAATTTTTCATTTGAAATAAAATTAGCATCTTCTTCTGATGGCCATCCATCATATTTATCCCATATATGTACATTATCTATTAAATCATTATTGAAGAATATATCTTTTAAACTTTCATATTTTTTATTAATACCAAAATACAATTTTGAATTTGGAAAATCTCTTTTAAAAGCTTTACATGCTACGAGATTAATGCATAAATCTCCATATTGGCCTTGATTAAATCCTATGGCTTTCATAATATTTTTTAAAGTATTCTATTTTTTCTTCCCTAAATGATGTTCCACCATGACCAATTAGATCATAAGTATTAATATTACCATGAAACATTTCATCAGAATTTTCATATAAAAAAGTTTTATCAGAATAATTTAATTTTTGTATTTGTTTATAAAAATCTGTTTCAAGATGATTCATTTCGTTAGGAATAATATTTTCAATAAGTTGATTTTCTCCAAACCAAACATTTGTTTTTACTCCTGAATCATGACCATTGTCTTTAGCAAAAACAAGTCTTGTTGAATCATTTATTTTTGATGCCCAATCAATATAAGCTGAAATGTTATCTTCGTTCATTATAAAATCATAAGTAATTCTATAATGATAGTTTTTACCATATCTATTCAATAAACTCAACCCATTTTTAACTAATTGCATTTCTGGGTAGCCATGATAAGAAAATTGTTTATATGATCTATCTATTAAGGTGAAATCTGTTAAATCGACTATTCTTTTAGAGATGTAATAACTATCTGATAAAACAACAAAAGAATCCTTAAAAAAAGATCTTATTCCCAAAATTAATTGATAAAGCATCTCTTCTTTGAGGTCAGATTTTGGGTCATTAGTATTTGAAGTTACTATGAAATTTTGAAATTTTGAATCTATCATAAATTGATCGCAACATGCGGTGGTATGTTTCTAAATTTATCGTCCTCTTTTCTCCAAAGCATGCTTGAATGACTCCAATCTAAATTCTTTAATATAAATACGTTTTGATAGAAACTTTTATCATGAATTCTAATCTCTATAATTTCAAAAGCCATTTGTTCCAAAAATTTAATAAAATTCTGGATAGGGTATAATAATCCTGGATATATAGTGTTATGTTGAGTCGTTGCTTCTGGTATTGTTAAATAAAGTAAATGATCTTTTTTTAATATATTCTTTATTTCTAGTAAGCAATTATACGGATTAGTTAAGTGCTCTATTGTTTCAAAGCATAATACTGTATCAAAAAACTCATTTTTATTTGTATTGAAATTGTCTAGATCTACTTTTTCATAATTAAATGGTGGATTCTCAAAGTCTGCTCCATCATATCCATAGTATTTTTTTTGAATGTCTGGAGATAAACGATTATATATAAAGCCAAGTCCACATCCAATATCAGCAATATTTTTGTCTTTTAATTCATTTAATTTAAGATCTTCTATAAGGAAATCTAATCTGGGTTGATGTGATCTTTCGTATTCTTCGTATGAGTGACCATATGTTTTATAAAAATCTTCATATTTCATATTGAATGTATCAAGGTTTTATGAAAAAAACGCCAGTATAATCAATATTAATAATTTTAATATCAGGTTTATCTTTTAAAAATTCATCTACAGCTCTTCTGCAGCCTTGCCAATGACCATAATCATCTAGCATAATTACTCCTCCAGAAGCTACAGAATTATAAAACATTTCTAATTCGCATTTTGTACTTTCATACCAATCTGTATCAAGTCTTAAGAATGCTATTTTTTCTGGAACATATTCATTTTTACAAATATCACCAACATGATATTTTATTAGATCTTCTGGATAATCAGAACTTATTTTTATATTATTTTTTACTTCATCTAAAGATGAAATACACAACCAAAATGGATTGCTATTAATTAGGCTATCCGCGGTTCGATTATCTTTATCAAAATCTTTATCTGTATGTGGAGTCATACCAGAAAATGTATCATATAGATGTACATTTCTATTTAGAGCATTATTTTTTTGTAATGTCATTAACATCGAGATAATGCTGCCACCTTTCCAGACTCCAACCTCTACTATGTCTCCTTGTATATTTTGATCTAAAATATATTCTATAGCCTGCGCATTTGCAACAAATCTATCATCTCTAATCATTGAGAGTGGATTGCATTTTTCTTTTACATATTCGATGAAATTTTTGAATTCATCGTCAGGTTGTTTATTAAAGAAGTTATTCATATTTATTATCTTATGCATTCTATGTCGAAAAATCTAAAAGAATTATCTATATGGTCTTGGTCATGTATTGAATTTCCATAATATTTGAACCACTCTCTTTTAAAGTTGTTTTCCTGGAGAATATGCCACCATAATCTTTCTGAGCCAGGATTAAAGATGTTTAATTTATCTAAATTATTATAACATCCATCTATGCTAATGTCCATCCATTTTGGAGATGAATAGAAAAAGTAATCAGCTGGTAAGCCGTCTTTAAAATGATGAACCCATATTTCATCTTCTTGTAATCTCTCCATGTATTCTATTTTAAATTCAGATCCTATGACTTGATTATAGTGATTACTTATTGGAGGATTTATTAGTCTTATATCGGCTCTGTGCATTATAACCGCATCATATTTTATATTATTTTCTTGTTCGTATTTTTTTCTTATCTGATTAACTCTATATCTCGTGGTAAAATGTGGAACCATTGTCATTAGCGGCTGATAGTTATACTCAAGATCTTCTATTTCATAAGCTACAGGTTTATAAAGATCAATATATTCTTCACAACTTCCATCTGTAGTCACTTCTGGTCTTTCATTCCCATGAAGTCTCCAAGTATGTATAAAAATATCAGGATTTAATGTATCTATAATATTCTTTTTAAAAGAATCGTAACACCTTTTAAATGATCTTGGATTTGCTGCTATTTGAATTGCTACTTTTTTCATGAGTCTTTGTATCTTTTTTCTATTGGTATTAAAGAATGGTTTACATAAAGAGCCTCTTCATGAACAAATATACCTTGTTGAAAATTGTTGTAATGAGAAGCCTTTGGTATATCTATTAAAATTTGACACCAATTCCTATCCTTTAAGAATGGTATCGATAAGTTAGTCTTAGATCCTAAATCATCTAGAAGAATAATGCTATTATTATTTAAATTTTTATAAGCAAATTCTATTTCTTTAAGTTGATGTTCATTAGCATTTGGAAATGAACTATCCAAAGAGTCTAGATATAGAAAATCAATTGGTTGATTAAAGTTCTTTAAAAAATTCAAAGAATCATCTATTACATATGTAGTCTGATCTTTGTACTCTTCTGTAGCAATTTTGCAGCTTTCTATATTGTTTAGTTCAATATCACATGTCCAAACATGCCCACCAAATTTAGATACATAGTCGCAAAAAATTAATGTAGATCCACCATCTGCAGCTCGATCTTCTATATTAGGACAATTAAGGTAATTTTTTCTTGTTGTTCCAGTCTCGACAAAGTTATTAGGCTTACTATCATCAAGTAAGCTTAATGCTATCTTCATTGTAGCGAGCCTAGATCCTAATGCTCTATCTCCATTCTCATATCTTTTAAAGAAATTTTTCATTATTTTATTACCTTTTGAATATAAGATCTAAAGTGACTTACTAGCTTTTGATAAAAATCTTTACCAAATCCAGGAATATGAATCATTAAATCATCATTTGTCCAGTCTCCGTTAGTATTTAGTGAATCAAGATATGTTCCATTGTGATCTCTCACTTCTTTATCACTATATGGATATGAATTCATTGATTTTTGTGGTACTATTTTGATAATATCTTTATACTTTGGATCTTGATAGGTCGCCATAATAGCTGTTTGCTCTTCGCCAAATTTAAATTTATTTTGTGGTTGTAATTGGTACATCTTTTCTTTTACTTCTTTTAGATACTCCATTCCTTCTTTTGAATTTTTAAAGATAAAAACTCCAGCATTAATGTTCTGAGAGTAATCTGTACAGATAAAGAAATGATGATTTTCATCTATTAGGTCTTCTATTCTTTTATTAAAATTAGTAAAAATTGTATCACAATCGCACCAATAAACATAAGAATATTTACCAGTATTTAGTAGCCCCTCTATAAATAAGATTTTATCAAAACCTAAATATGCCTCAGTTTGAGTCAAGAAGCATCCAGCGTAATTATTTTTTTCACAATACTCAATCTTATTATTCATCGTGATTTCTGATAGCTCTCTCATATCTGGAGTTGATATAGAGCAGACGCAAATCTTTTTATTTAATTCTGTAGACATTGAATTTATTTTTTATTTATGACCATCAATAATCCTCTTTCACAAATCTCATCATTCCTTGAACATTTTGTAAAAAGAAAATTCGGCTTTCCTAATTCATCTGATAGTGTTTTATATCTCATTAGATTTGGAAAATCTCTTGGGTTAATATCATGGAAAAACATAAATGAATCTGGTTTCATTATTCTAAAAACTTCTTCAACCCAAGTTCCTGCATTAAAATGATCAGCGTCAGAAACTAAAAAATCATATGAATTATCTTCTGCTTGATAAACAAATTCTTTTTCTTGCATCGGAGCAAGAATTTTTGCATTTGTTTTTTTTAGGTTCTCTAGAATTTCTGGTTTTAAATGCCCACCAAAATCATGAAGATTATCAACGCAAGTTAATTCTCCCATATTGTTGTATTCTATCCCTTGAAGAATTAAACTTGTTACAAAACCAGTACCTATTCCTAGCTCTACTATATTTTGAGGTTTTGATGACATCAGCGCGCCTAGAATCAAAACTCCATGAGGAATATCTATTGCTGCTCCATTTGGTCTTAGCGCATCAAAGCTCATGCTTATTTCAGCACTCTTATTAAAAACATCTCCGAGGCTACTTTTCATATTTATATATTTCTTATGTACTCTCTAGCAAATTCAGATCCTACTTTATCATTTGTTTTTAGAATAAAATCTTTTAATTGATGTATATCAACGTCATGTATAATCTCACCTTGTATCTTTTTCATCTTGTACTTTTGATGATAATTAATATATGGGCCATGTTCTATTGCTCCATAATATTGATAGTTTGGTTGGGTTGTACAAATTCCATTATTTTTTATAGATTGATCTAATGAGTCAAATACGCTTAGCTTATTATATCCATAGCAATCTTTAACCTTCATAACTTCATCTGTTAACAATTCTTTTCTTACAGCCCAATTAGAACAATCAATACATCCATTAACTCCATCCTCTATATTGCTTGTGATGATATCGTAATCAATTAATTCATTCTTTAGATTAACTAAAGATAATGAATCTGATTCTGTAAAATAATAATTTGAATTATTGGCTATTGAAAATTTAAAACCTTCCCAATTACCCCTGACTACTCCTCCTCCATGATTCAATTGTTGATTAAATCTTTTCACATGAAGGAAAATATTTGGATTAAACGAGTATTGATCTTCATTCAGGAATTCAATTTCTTCTTTAGAGATGTCAAATGCTTTCTGGAATTCAATTGGTGAAGCATTGTCTACAATGTAAAGATGCTCTTTTGGCCCATAAATATATCTTGCATAATCATACCATATGTTAATAAATTCAGCATGCTTGCAAATGGTATTTCCTCTTGCTTTATGAATACAGCTATTTGGAGAGGCTTTAGTTGATGCGCCAAAATAAAAGGTTGTAATCATGAATTAACTATACTCTTTTCGGTGTTTATTTTATAAATTCTTTTAACCGCTTGATTATTAAAATTTTCTAGATAAGGAGCTAGAATATAACCTTTATTTTCCATAATATTATTAATAATTTTAACCATATGGACTGCATCATAATTCAATGGAAAGCAAGTCTCTGGAAACATCAGCCATCTCATTTGATGACTAGGAATAGATGAAAATGGTTGAGATGATTGTTTTGAATAAGTTAATGTAGGTATTCCATATCCATAAGCAATATATCTAAAGCCGCTATCTGTTGAAAGCATAAATTTTGCATTAGATATTAATTCGCAAACTTCTTGCATCGTTCCATTAAATAAATGCACATTAGGTAGATCTTTAACCTTGTCATAAAAATAATTTGTTTCTGGCGTAGATATTAAATATACTTTATGATTTTCCGCTGTCTCTTTTATTAGCCTTTCAAGATACCAATCTTCTAATCTATGGCCAGCTGACGTAGAGGATATGAGATGAAACACTATATAATCACCTTTTGTGTTATCTATTTTTAATTCTGGCTTTGGAAAGAATCTATAATACCTTAACCAATCAAAGTCCATATCAATCCATTTTAATGAATCTATATGAAGATCATAAAACTTATCATATGTTTCAAACTCTTCTTGTACATCATCTGGAACATTTTCTAAAGCACCATAATAGTTATCTGTGCCAAATTGACAATCTACCCAAAATGGCTTATATTTCTTCTTTTGTATAATGTTGATATTTTTATACATAGATGGGTATAGAATGCTCAACCCTTCTTTCTGGAAGGTTTTACCTTCGCTATCTATATAAGCTGTTATAGAGGCTTCTTTGTATTTTTCTTTTATAGCTGGAACGAATCTATTACCAAGTAAGCAATCTCCTAAGCCACCTTCTAGTCTTACTGCTATGTTCATTTTTGGCTATCTCCTTTAGCTATTCTATAGCTATCAGAGTCTTCGTGATGAGTAGAGAATTCTATTATTTCGCTATCCTCTAAAGCTGTTAATTGGTGAGGTGCAAACCTTGGAATATCAACTACATCACCAACATTAATTTCTTTTGTGAATTCTTCAGCATTTTCTAGATTAATTGATTTTAAGGAAAGCTTGCCTTTAGATACAAAAAAGGTTTCTTCTTTATTGATATGATAATGCATAGAGAATCTTGCACCATTATTAAACTTTAATATCTTACCACAGTATTCATCGTTATTAACTATCCATACTTCCTCACCCCAACCTTTAGTTACATTTTTAAGTGGTTTTCTTGTCTCGATTGATTTCATTATATATATCTAATATACCTTCTTTTAGATTATATTTGATATTATATTTTAAGTCAATATTTAATTTAGATGTATCTGCTTCTGTGAAAGGTTGGAAAAAGTCATATGGACAATCTATGTATTCAATTTCGGACTTTTTATTTAAAACTTCATTAATAGTATCAATAATAGTATTAAAGTCTACAGCTTCTCCTGTTCCTAAATTATAAACCTCATATTCTTTATTCTTATCTAAGCTATGGATAAGACAATCTACAACATCTTTAACATAAATGAAATCTCTTTTTTGCTCTCCATGTTTGAATAATTTGGCTTTATTATATTTATTAACTTGTTGGAGTAATTGATAAACCATACTTGCGCTTTTGTTTTTAAATTCTTCATTAGAGCCATATACATTAAAGAATCTAAATCCTATTAAATTTTTAAATTTACTCTTGTATCCTCTGATAAGATTCTCCATTATCATTTTTGAAAAAGCATATGCATTAGCTGGCTTAAGATCGTCTGTTTCTTCACATCTTTTATCTGTTATTCCATATACCGAAGCTGATGATGCGAAGATAAAGTTTTCAGTATCTACTAGATCTAATAGATTCTTTGAACCTTGAACATTATTATTTAA